TGTCCATGTCCTTCTTGTTAGTTGCTCACGATCTGCACATATGACTTGGGGTCAATCAGATTGCCGCCCACGCGGACGGTGGCCCGGAGCACTACCTGGCCTGTGGCTGCTGCCACTTCGTTCAGACGCTCGACCTGCACACCTTCGTTGTGCATGGCGATGACGTATTGCTTGAGATCGACGAGCAGCGCAAGAATGTCGCCGCCTGACGAATAAGAGAAATGTGGAGTGAAGTACGCCGGCTTGCCGAGGAATCGAGCAAACGCAGCCATATCTGCATCCGCAGGGGGATGAGCCGCCGCGCTGTTTTCCGACTGATGCAGGAAATTGCTCATCGATCCCAATCCGAAGATCCAGCACGCGCTAGCGAAACCGCTCGCGCGCAGCTTTTCCATAGCCAGAGCTAGGGTCGAGAATTGGATGTGATTAGCCGCACTGCTACCAGTATCAGTAACTACTTGAGTGCCTTGGATTGCGTAGTGGTACAGCCCCTGGCATTCGCGACGATTTGCTGCCGTTGCATTGAACGGACGGCCAATGATGACCTGGCGCTCGATTTCGCTGTAGAGCTTCTTGGTCAGCAGATCGACCAGCATCTTCTCGACCGACAGACTGCTGGCTGACTCCTCGATCAGTTCCTTTGATACCACGACATTGACACCGACTTCCTTCAGCGGAATGGCGATGCTCTCATAGTTGAAGGCATAGCCGGCTGGGGCGGTTCCACTGATCGTAAATCGAGGCAGACTGAACGCTGCCGACGCCAGGTCAACGCGCGCCGTTTCCTCGTTGTAGGTGATGCGATTCTGCGTTTCGTCGCTCTCCGCATAGCCAGTCACGTTGAGCTTGTCGCCCTTGACCTTGACTACGGTGCACTTGGACAGCAGGTAGTTCGTGTCGAATCCATCGCCGATGATGTCTGCCCACGAGTCCGGGGCAATCGAGGTGCCGGACTCCGTGACACCTCGCTTTTCAGCCAGCAACTTGGCATCATCAGACGAAATGCGACGCGCGCCCTGAAGGAGGTATCGGTAGAACGCTTCGCGGTGTGCCTGCTTGAAGTCCATCGTCGTATCTTCTCCGTTTGCTGTCGGTCTCGTCAACGAGGCGGCACAATGCGGAAGACCCGCCGGATCACTCGCCGGGGTGCCTGTGCCGCCTGCCAAAGGTCGAATGACCGCGTATCGACCCGCAGGGTAGCTGCCGGATTAGCCGGGATGGTCACGACGCTCACCTCGACCAGGTCGAGATCCTTGACCATGCGGTACATCTGGCCGTTGCGGTTCTCGTAGGCATCATCCTTCACCACGAACCCGAACGACATGGAATTGACCACGCCAGATCGCACCGCGATCATCAGATCCTTGGCGTAGGAGGTGTCGATTGGGTTGATGCGAACGGCAAGCCCGCGCTCATCCTCCTCGAGTTCCAGCGACCCGTTGGTCGTGCGGGCAATTGGCATCGACTGGTCGTGATTGACCAGCGCGACCACGTCGGGCTTTTCGGTCAGCGTGCGACCGAATGCGCCACGAGTGATGATTTCCTGGGCGTGACCGATGGGGTAGGGCGTGTCGAAGGTCGATGCGTAGCCACGCATGATCTGACCTTTGTCAGCCTTGATTACGCCCTTGGATCGGATCTCAATCATCGCCGTCCTCTCGAGACATACGGATCGCCACGCTGATGGGCAGTCCAGCCTTCCGAAGTTCCATCAAACGATGCGAGAACGAACGCTTCTTGCGTGGCTTGCCACTCGCCGATTCGGCTGGCGTACCCTCTCCCGCATCTTCACGCCTCTGCCGCCGTGGCTGTCGCCGTGCCGGTTTCGCTTCTTCAACCTTCACGCCCGCTTCTATCAAGTCGTTGATATCCGGGAGACCCTGTGCTTCTTCTTCAAGAGGAAAGAGCTTGTCCCATGCGGCCATTTCTTCCCTCTCCTTGGCCGGATCAGGTTTCATCGTCTGCGACCTGCGAAGGCTTTTGATCTTGTTCTTGAGCTCTTTGATCTGCTTTTGGACCTCGGCAACGCGCGGGGCTTGATCGATTATTCTCTGAAGTTCAGCCCTCTCATCACTAACCTCTTCCGACGTTCCTTCCGTCTGCCGTGACTTGCCGCCCTTCTTGCCTCCGCCGTCGCCCTTGTCGCCCTCGAACTCGCCATCGCCGTCGCCGTCCTTGCCGGCCTTGCCCTTGGCGCAGTCGTTGCCTTCCGAGAAACCGCCGGCACCAGTGCCGCAGTTACGGATGATGAAACGGGCCTGCTCGGCCGTGTAGCCCAGGTTGCGGAGTTCTTCGATCGCGTGACGAATCATGCCGGGAGTGTACATAATCGAGTTTCCTTCTCGTTTCGTTTTTTGCTTCCGTTTGTCAGCCAAGAGGCCGCCGGTAAGTGCGTGCACGCAGCTTCCTGGCGGCAATATCACGAGCGTCCTTCTTGATGCGTTCCCAGGCTTCTGCCTCGGCCATCCGCACGATCTCTTCCATTGCTTTCGCCGGCGGACCCTTGAACCCCTTCTTGTCCATCCATTCTTGAAGTGCTGGGTTAGCTCCTTGGCTTATGAACTTGCCGTTGCTGAATCCAGCCTCGATATCCACATCCCCGAACCGCTCGACGATGACATCGTCGACTACATCCTGCGGGTCGTAGCCCGGGTTCAGTTCAGCGTCCTGAATGTCATCATCCCAAGCCTGACGGTCGGCTAGCGTGTCGACCGTAGCAGGGTATTCGCGGCCTTGAGCGTCTCGAGCATCCTTGCCCTCCTTGGCCTTGTAGCGGCTCATTCTAGGCTCCCCGGGACTGTGGTCATACAGGCCACGCACCCGACGATCCCGCATGGGTCGAGACCCATCATCTCCGCCTCCGCCGGCGCAATTGTTGCCCGGCTGGAACCCGCCGGCACCAGTGCCACAGTTCCTCGACTCGAGCAGCGCACGCCTGATGCAGAAGCCGCGATAGCGCAGCTCGAGCATGGTGGCAACGTTGCCACGCTTGGCGAGCCGTTCGGCGATCTGCTTCGACCAGGCTGCCCCGGCATCCCCACCCCATAGAGCCCAGGCGATCCGGCCGGGCGAGGGGAAGTTTGGTCCCGGGGTGAATCCCTTGCCCTGCTTGTCGACCTCGTGCCGAGCGAAGAACGAGGCCATCCTGCGAACGGTGTCAGCCGACAGTCGCTTGCCGTTGACGATGTCACGCGCCCGGGCGACACCCACCAGTGTGCCGCCACGGTCGTACTTCTGCCGCCAGGCTAGCCCGCGCTTGGCCTCTTCGATCATCCCAGCGGTCGGCTTGAATCCGTCCTCACTTGCCACGACGCTTCCCCTTGGCACCCTTGCCCAGTCTGCTAATGGGAAGATCTCCCATCTGGATAGTCTTGCTGGCCTTCGGCGGTCGCCGTCTAGCCTTCGCAGCAAGTTCGTTGGCGCGTGCCTTCTTGGCGCTATCCGCCGCATCGATGCGCTTCAGTTCATCGCTAGCAGCCTTCAGCTCCGACTCGATATCCCTGATCAACGCACGATCAGGATTCGGCCTTGCCTTCTCCTCCTTCAACTGGAAGTCGAAGTTCGTGATCTCCTTCATCAGCGACGCGCGATCGGATCCTCCGCCTCCTCCGCGGGCACAATCGTTGCCAGGCTTGAAACCGCCGGCACCAGTCCCACAGTCGCGCTTCTCCGTCTCGCAACCGCAATCTGGATCATCGGCGCAGTTCTTTTCGCTGCACATTGAAATTGCAATGGCGACGGCCTGATCCTGCGGGTATCCCTCTTCGATGAGCTTCGGGATCTTCGCGTTGATGCACCCTTGAGTTGCATCGTCGAAACCGCCATCCGCCGATGCCATCTGCATCGCTTCAGGCTTCGGCTTCTCCGGCGGCAAGATCGCCGAGCCGGGAACCTGCGGGATCTTGGTCCCCCCCTGCATCTGCGCCGGAGTCCCGCCTGGCAATGCAGCCGGCGCAGGCGGTGGCATCAACTGCTGGTTGATTGCATCCCCGGGCTGGGTGATGTTCGGGTCGACTACGGCGAGGTTGACTGGCGCACGAGCCATGTCGCCGCCGTCGATGCGCTGGAGTCCTTCGCGTTCCCGAGCCTCGTTGATCGTCATAAACCCGTTGTTGAGTGCGACGCTGTAGGCGCTGAACCGCGCGCCCATGTCGCCCCGCACGAGCGAATCGAACGAAATGCGGGTCTCGATGGGATCGCCCTTGCGGATCAACTTTCGGGCGCATTCCTCCTCGAGGCGGCTAGCCCAGTTCCCCAGGCAGTGCTTCACGAACTCGGCGTTGCCCTGCTCGGTTGACGCAAAGCCGCCACCAGATCCACCCACCATGTGCTCGGGCACGTTGAATGCCGCGGCGATCTGCGAGCGCGTGAACGATCGCAGTTCAACGAGTTTGGCTTCCTCCGGGTTCACGCTCACGCCCTGCCACTCGTAGCCGCTCTCGAGGATCGCGACGCGACCTGCGTTCTCGGCCCCGCCCGTGATCGCCTGCCACGAGGTTCGCAGGCGCTTGAGCGCCTCCTCCGTCAGGGTTCCGGCCACCTTGATGATCCCCGCCGGCCGTGCGCCGTTGCGGAAGAAGCTCGCGACGAACTTCTCGGCCTCGAGTTCCACGCCGATGATGTTCCGCACGAGGTAGATCGGAGTCTCGCCGAGGAGACCGTCCAGGCTAGGTGCGCGCAGATGGAAGATGTCGAAGCCTTGGTAGACCGTGCCGAGTCGATTGTTGAACGAGTTCATCACGGTGTAGATGGGGAATCCATCCTGACCGCGACTCACTTCGACAGCATCAGCACGC